GAGAGTTATTAAATTCAACCTCCTACGGGCTTTAGGCTTTTTATTATTTCTCCTATCTATTTTCCCCTAGACAGGATAGTGGCCGACACCACATTAACCAAAGAAACCACGTCGAGGGGTTGCAATGGGCGTCGAGAGTGACGACAATGACGAATTAGAAGAGGATGAAGAAGAGGACGTTGACAGAGTCTTAGTGACGTTTTGTTCTCTAACGGACATTAAGTACTCATAATCTTCCTTCGTTTCTTCACGATCAGCATACTTGCGTGCCATATTCAACAACTTAGCTTGAAGCAGTACATCTTCTCGTCGGCGAAGAGCTGCCATAGTTTGACCAGAAGCAAGTTGTGAGACACGAAGATCACCACGGCCAAGGGATGTCATACCCGTGGGGCCAAGAAGGTTCACTACACCACCCGTAGCAGTAACGTCAAATATAACAATAAGAGCAGAGTTATTTGAAGTAGCATTGTAGACCGCAAAGGTACCCCCTGTTTGGATGGTATCCTGAAACGACCCGCTAATGAAAGTGACGTTAGAGCCAGCGGTGGCAGATGGCACTGCCGAAAGAGTTTGAGATGACTGGTGATTCATCTCAAGCATGTAGCGACCTAGGTCGGTGATGGTAACTGACCCGTTACCAAAGGAACCAGCCAGGTTAGAACCAGTCTGCGAGGTGAACCCTGCCAAAGGGGACTCCGCAGTAGCAGATCCATTACCTGACAAATGCAAACTCTCAACGTCGAGGGTTGAAGTATCAACCTTTTTGCGAATCAAACGTAAAGAGTAGCACACATAAAGACGACCGATGGTACAAGCTGCCTGTTGCCCAACAGTTGCTAATTGGAAAAGACCGACATCGTAATCATGTGCACTAGAGTTACCAGGATAAGGAGGGGTGTTATCAGCTGAGTACAATGTATACCGATCAAATGACGTGGGTTTGGACCCACCCTGCTTGCCAACACAATCAATTTTGTGTACAAGATCACTTGCTGGTTTACCTTCAGCACAACCTCCGTAATCCTCCATAGCCGTTTGACTGGCAAAGTTTGCATCCAACACGTCATAATCAGTGTTTAAAAGAACACTACCAAGAGAGGTGGTAGTGGAACCCACAGCATCAGCACTAGTTGATACAAAACGAAAGGACAAAGTATGGAATTGATATTTCTCAAACTTCGTGGCTATCGTTGACAACCAGGGGAAAGTTGATGCATTGGCGGGGTTCAACACGTATGATGAAACCGTGAAGGTAGCTCCAGGGGTGGTAACTGCACCAAGACACTCCTCAGTATAAGGGACTTCCATAGTGTATGCTTTGGGTGTCGAGTTGATTTGGGTATAGTTACCTACGCCGGGATAACGCTCAAGCCTTGGTTGTCGGCGTTGGCGTTGCGCTCGTGGTTTCCCCTTAGGGTTGGCAGCCCGAGTCTGAGCTGGCATTTTCTTGCGTGTAGTCCGTGTGGACATAGATAATTTGTTTAACGTCTATAAATTTTGACACGCGGCTGGCTAACACAACGGACGCCACTCCGTTACTAACCTAGTGTTGGCTGCTAACTAACAAACAAAACGCTATCTAACAATCAAACATAAACGACATCATAGTGTCTCTATTCTACGATTATTCCCAACTATTTGTTTGGTTTTTAAAATAGTGCCAGGTTGGACTGGCTTATAAGTAACTAAACTACTCGGCATCATCACGCCTCTATTCTAATATTATTCCCTGCTGTTTAGTTTTTCGGTTAGTCCACGCAGGTGTGGATAATATTCCTGTTGTTTAGGGTTTTTCGGGTAAGCCGTACAGGCACGGCTGAACATATTCATTTAAAGGTCTTTTCGGAACAGGTGAGAAACATACTCATGCTGTCCCATGGCCGGACCTCCATCCCACGCCTTGATCCAATCACTAAAGTGCTTAACGTGATTGTGGTCAAAGCCATAGATCCATTCAAGCTGATCATAGGTCTCAGCGGTTGGCTCAAGTCTCTCCGTCATATGCTCGAAGCAACCTCTCTTGAAATATGGATCCCCTTTGGCAACGTGTCCCAAGTACTCGCGAACAAAAGGTACACAACTGTTGTCAATTAACAACCCCTTAGCAATTGATGGAAAGAGAGCCTCGCAAATTGGTTGGTGACTAAAACCAACTCGAGCTAATAACTTGCCAGGCTTGGCCGCCAAACAGCCACCATCACCCACTTCCCAAAACCAACGGGAACAAAACTCGACGTCACGCCTATCATGCACAAACTTGGGTTTGGAAGAAAACCCAATTGTTGCAAGCATGGTCTTAAAGTCCACGTTGGTCAACTCACTTGGCCCACCAATAACAATGTCATCACCCATGACAATCACCTTGAGGTTGGAGGCACACCACTTGAGGTCAACATTCAACTGTCGAGTGATGCACCACAAATGCATGTAAACGTTAAGTTCTGAATTATCACAAGAGGTATTGGCATCACCTGACTTACGCTGTCCTGGGACTGTGTATTTATGGCCTCCTTTCATTGTGAATCCTATAGTGTTCCGTTGCATATCAAGACATTTTCTCGCATTCACGGGAATGCAGTGCTTGAACTTCATATCATTAAGAGTATTAAGAAACTTCTTATGAATGGAGCGATCAAACCGGGACAAATCACCGGTGAAATAAACAGGAAACTGATCCAGACAAGAGAAAAGTTGAGAACCGTTGGAGCCAGCCGCATAGGTAATCCAATAATCAAGACACCAACACTGCGACAGACACTTACTCCAAGCATAGATGAAGGGTCCCAACGTACTATGTACATGTTGTGACACAGATTGAATGTGTCTTGGGTCTCCCGCATCTATTTCCTCAACTGTGTCAGGAAGAACACAATTCTTTTTCTCTCGTTTAACAAACAACTTCCGATAATGACTAGTCGGAAGCAACCCCCATCTGCAATCGTCAAACGCATCGTTGTGGATTTTAACCATCTTCTTGCCGAAACGCTTGGCGGAATTCCAGTTGCAGCGAGCACCAACGTGTGAGTCGAACATAGCATCCATAGGGCAATATGGAATTTCAACTAACTCGTCGTGGGCTACAACCATGAACTTGCAAAATGCATCCACCTGTTTTACGTCAGCAACAAGTGGGTTTCCGTACACACGTCCTTGCAATGCCGCCAACTCATTGGTAGAGTTGCTGGCATGGACGATTGGGATGCAATCACTAAATCCCAATCCAATGTGGTCGAAGTACTGTTCCTTTCCGTCGAAAGGATCACCGATGACAATCCTCTTATCCAGGACTTGTGGTACGTCAACGGTGGTACACGGCAACTGAACTTTTCCATGGGTGATGGAAATTCTAGCTCCAATCCTATTAACAACATATCCTAAAGCTAGGGAAGCTAAACCTCCAACCAAAGGCTGGTTGGAGTCAAGCTGATACGAAGTTAACAGTTTCGCATCAGCAAGATAGTTGTTTGTGGCATGCAAACCAACAGCAGCTACGTATGGCAGTTGGCTCAAAGCGTAGTGTGCGGTAAGTCGAAAAGCAAATTCAGATATTTTAACGGGACTGCACTCAACAGCAGTTAGAGCCAAACTCCCTAACAACGCCCCAGTTTGCCCCG